ATTGAATAACTGGTCAAATGCATCTTCTACATCAGCTGTCTTAGTAGCTGCTGCTGGAGTACTTGTTGCAGTACTTGTTGCAGTAGTAGTTGAAGCAGGAGCTGATTTTGTTTCAGTAGTTGTTGTAGAATCACTAGCCTCAGTTGATGGATTTAAGTAGTTCTTTAGAGCTTCTTTTAAATCATCATAAGATGGTTCTGTATACAACTCTGTTAAATCAGATTGCTTTTCAAATACATTCTGTAATTGAGCATCATCTTCAGTAATTGGAGTTTGATTAGGTTTTACCCTAACGGTAGTTTTACCATATTGATTTCCAGCTTCAGCAGGTGTTTGTCTTTCAATCATTATGTCTCTACCATTCATTGAGTCTGTTATGTCACCATAATCAGGGTCTGCTATTACACTTAATAGTTCCTGATATACGGTCTTACCGAATCCCCAAAACTTAACACCTTCAGATTCTTGACCTCTAACAATCACTGGTGCAAAAGTACGCATTTTAGGTTCAAGTCTTTTACCTTGAATCCATTCGTCTTTATTACCTGTTGATTTTAGTTTGTCAGCGAACTCTTGAACAGGGTCTGGTCTTCCAAATGAAACAGGTGACATATAAGTTTTATTATCACCTAAATTATAATGAAAGAATAATTCTATAAAAGGATTATCTTTATTAAATTTGTAAGGGACAATTCTAACTACTTGTTTACCTGGTTGTGGTTTCCAGAATTGTTTTGTTGTTGTTGAAGTTGACTCTAATTGAGTTAATCGGTTTTTTATGGCGTTTATGTCCATTGTATTTCTCCTGTGTTTTATCGTTTATTGTTTATTATTTTATGGTTAATTCATATAACCATATAACCTATTTTTACATCGTGTATAAATATACGACGCTTTTTCCAAACATACAAGTTTTTTTTTATCTTTTTTTAATTTTTTTTGCAACGACTTCAAAAAGTCTATCAAGTGTTTCTATACTCATTTCTTTTCTACTTGCAAAATATTTCTTAGCACCTTGAATATTTTCAGAATTAATGACATCAATTGTCTCTTCATTGTGTTTCAATCGTAATTCAAATTTCATCTAATATCCTCTGTTTTTATTATTTTAAATATTCTTGTATTTATTCTTTTTAATCCTTCATTGTTTGTAATCAAAAGTGTATTTTTAAATTCGTCCCAAGGAACTACAAATTTACTATCCATTAATCCGTTGTTTAAAGAAGCAATAACTTCATTTAATCCATTAATTGTATATAAAGTGTTTGTAAACTTTTTTCTATGCAATGAAATTGTATTTTCAATACTATTGTAATCAACAGGACTACTTGAATCAACATTATATGTACATATTAATTCGTTAACATTGTCTTCATTTTGTAAAACATAAATTTTGTCAAATATTATAGTATAAGCAGAAATTATAGCTTTTGTTGTAACATCAATATTTTCTTTTGTTGTAAATGTACATAATAGTTGTGATTTCATTATTTTTCTCCAAGACAATTTTGCATGTCTTTACCTAGTCCACCTGCTATTTTACTTAAATCACCTGCTGTTCTCCAAGTGTCATCACCTATTTCAACCGTTTTACCTTTTGATACAAAAGAAAGTTTCATTGTACCTGGTGTTATTCTCATATTTTTCTTTATATGGTCTTTTAAATCACCTTCACCATCCCAACCTGTCAATTCTCCTAAACAATTTCTGAAATCTTTTGGTGAATATGCTTTATCACCAATCTCAATCATTTTTTTATCATCATCAATACCATCAATATATCTATCCCAATGCATTCTTTTCATAAATGATTTTGTATATGATTGTTCATTAGGCCCTGCTTCGTTATCGTATTTTTTTATAGCATCTTCAGACGAACCACCTTGTTCTTGATAATGAGCAACATCTAATTCAACCATACTATTATACATTTCTTCGTGTGATTTCTGCATTGCATCTTTTCTTGTCTGAACATTTTGTTCTAATTTTTCTAAAGCTTTATTGTTGTAAATTGATAAACAATCTTCTGATGATATATTACCACCCATTAAAGGTTTTTTAGATTTAGGATTTTTTGAATTTGCTACTATATTGGCTGCTTCCTCAGGTGTTTTACCTTTAACAATCTCTCTTTGCATTTTTTCTCTAATCGATGAAGTGGCTGTTGCCATCTTGAATACGAGTTTGTTTGGTGCTTGCTTTGTCGAATCATTCAATCCATCTGCTTTACCTGAACCCGCAACAGCTACAGCTGCTTTAACTAAGTGTTCTGGATTATCAATATCTAATTTATTTTCACTTATATAGTCTTGTACTTGTTTATTTTTCTTACAATTATTTAAATATTTATCAGAAGTTTTATCTACAAATTCAGCTTGACCAGTTAGAGCTCCTGTTGCTATTGTTGTAAGAGGTGCTTTATTTAACTCTTCAATATTTGAATCAATATCAGCTCTCATTGATTGAACCATATCACCATTTGCATCAATACCACCTTTAACTGAATCATCTAACATCGTTGTCAAAGCTTCTTCATTTGCTCCTGGTTCGATTGATGATTTAATTGCTTCACTAGCTGATTTAACGGTTGCATTTGCATGTGGGTCACCTAAAGCTTGTTTATTTGATATATAAATCATTCGTGTTCTACCATCAGTATCAACATACATCATACCTGTATCACCATCTCCTTCTACACCAGTTTCACTTGTTGCATGTTTTTTAAAATATTCAAGTTCTCTTTCATAATGAGCTTTATCTTCAGGTGAAGCATTTTTTAGTTTTTGTTCTAATTCATTCTTAATACTTGTTGTTCCACCCTCTGTAAATGTTACTTGAATCGGGTATCCTTCAGGTTGATTATTATCAATCTTCATATTTTTATTGGCTCTAATTTTACTTATAGTCTGTTGTCCAGAAGCTGATTTTTTGATAAGTTTAGTTTGGTCTTTTGAACCATACTTCGTATTACCATAATTATCTTTAATGTGTTGTGCTATTCTTTCTTGATGTTGTTCTGATGTGTCGTCAGGATATTTGATAGCCATTTTTCTTGATATACCAGCTATTTCTTCTTGTAGAGATGTTGTTCCACCACCCTTACCACTTACTTTGTTATTAAAAATATCAGATGCATTCTGTGTAATTTTTTCTGTTGTTGGTTTAGGCTGTTCTGTTGTAGCTGCACCAGATGATTTCATATATCCTTTACTATCATTAGATATATCTACTTGAGGAGCTGATGGTGTTTCAGGTGTATCGTCTTTATCTTTAGTATCAGTATCAGGTTTTTCTTCTCCGCCTTGTTTTTCTAATTCTTTTTCAGCTTCTGCTCTATCTACTTTTTCGTGAGAACCTGATTGGATTTTAGCGTCTCGTGCATCTTTAGTATCAAATACACTTATTCTCTTACCATCTTTTTTTCTGGCATAAAATTTTTCACTTTCTGTCAAATTTAAAAGTATTAAGTCTGACACATCCTGAGATATATTTAATGATGATAATGTCTCTCGTAATTGAACTAAGTGTAGGGAGTTGTTTTTGTTTGGCATACCGTTATGAACACGAAGTGACCATTCTAACAATATTTTATTTATTATTTTTTCCATATTATAACCTTTTCGTAATATCTTTCATTTCACCATAATTTAAACCCATTTTGGATTTGGTGTAATGTTTGTTTTCTTCTAAAATTGATTTTATATCTCTCAAAGTTTCTACTCCATCTTCGTTTGAAAAGTCAAATAGGAAACTATCATATCCATATAAAACCAATTTTGTCTTCTTCCCTAATAAATAGTCTTGAATTAATAAAATCTTCTTAATATTTGATTCTGTCTCTAAGGCCTGTATCAAATAATTAAAAACCTTATTTCTATTCATATCTTCATAATTTTCGAATAATAGTTTCCGTCTATAAATATCTGTAAACACCAAATTATGAGTATTTATTTCATTCCATTTTTTATTTATATATTTATGTGTTAAATCAAAGAATGGTACTTTTTCTCGTGTTTCCTTATCAATCCCACCATATAATAATTTAAATGTTTTCTGTTTTGACTCTTCATATGAACACTCATACCATTTTGAAAGATGTTCGTGTACTGATTCTTTACCAAATGTATGATAACCAACCAAGTCAGCAATCAATCTCAAGTGATATGCATCAAAGTCAAATTCTACAAGATAGTCATTTTCAGCTACAAATGCCTTTCTCTTTTCAGGTGTAAGAGCTGCAAAGTTAACTGAACCATATGAATTACTTGGACGACCTGTTGTTGTCCATAGATTGTAATTACTATATAGTTTACCATTCGATATATGTTTCTTAACTCTTATATCAAATATATCACATATATCATCCGATACTTTGATTCCATTCTTTTCAATTGAGGTAAATGCCTTAATAACATCATTCATATATTCATCGTTCTCACCTGTATATGCTCTAGCCATCTTCTCATATACTTCACTACAATACTCATTATGTTTGAGTAAAGGTACTATTTCGTTAAGTTTTTTAACATTGTAGAACTTGTTACTCAGGAAATCTATTGCATTATTACGAATATTATTATCAAATGGTTTACCTGTTTCATTCCACCAAATGAAGTTTTTATCAACAACATCTTTAAATTCATAGAAATGATTCAATAGTTTTTTATCAGGTGTAATAATGAGTTCTTCATCTAACCACTTGTAATCTTCCATCATTTTATCTGAATCAGGATGTTGTTCTATGATAAAGAATGGTTCTTCTGCAGATTCTGGTTGACACCATAAAGCTGATAATCCATTGTTTTTGTGTAATGGATGTAGATTTGGGTCTTTAAATATAGGTATAACCGTAAACATCGTATATTAATATATAACATTTTTATGAATTAAACAAGCTTTTTTTTAATCTTCTTCTGGTGGACCGAATTGACCAGTAGATAAACTGAAATAATACAATATTGCATCTCTATTAATTGGACCATCAAACTCAGGCCATATGACAAATTTTCCCTTAGATATAAAAATTACATATTGGCTATTTGGTTTAAATTTATATCGTAATCGAATACTTCGTTGTTCATCAGGGTCTCCAATCTTTTCTTCAATTTCAAGAGCTTTATTGGGCCCAGTAGCTTTACTTAATAGTCTTACAAAATCTTTATAATTATTGTGTTCTTTTGTGATGATGTTAGTACCATCTTTTGCTACCGTTGTTTCAAATACATCTGCAGAAAAAGTTGATTCTATCTGAGCGTCTAAATAATTCGTGATACCCTCAGCCGCTGGCAATGTTCTGATAACATATGCGTATTCACACATTCCTATCAAATCTACATCCTCTGTCCTAAAGTCATTTAAATTGTGGTCTTTATCACCTGTTAATGGTACATCGTTAATTGTATTTTTATGAAGAACAGATGGTTTTATAAATCCTAAAAATGGCATAATTTTTTCTATCTCAGGTAATTTATGAAGATTTTTTAATGCATGTGGTACCATTACATTTCGTTTATCATTATTAATCGGTAATTTTTCATTGATTGTGTCTCTCAATCGCATTGCACATTCCACTTGAGTATCAAACTTACCTGGTGAAATTGAATGTGTTATTCGCATTATCTGAAAAAATACAAAATTCATATATCTTGATGGTATGTGATTTATTTTAAATCTATCACTTGGTTCTAGACCAGTAAAACCATGCAATGTCAAACTTAACTTGATAGGTAATATAGTTGGTCTTGTTTTTATTGAATTAACAAAATATTCTTTAGTAAAATATTCGTATGGGTTACTACTAAATTCAAAATTAGAATTTTCAAGATAAGCTTTAAATTCTTTAAATTCTACACTAGGTTTAGAAGAAGGTTGTCTATCTCCTGACTCTCCCAGTTCTTCAATTATTTCTGAAGATTTTACTGCATAATCAGTCGAGCTACCACCACCAGTAGATGGTGAAAAATTATCAAACTGGTCACCATAAATATTTGCTGAACTTAAAAGTGTTGGGTCTGCAATTTCATCCTTCGGTGATTCGAAAGAACTAAAAATTCTTTCTAAATCTGAAAATGCTTCTGTTGGTGGGAAAAATTCAACATTATATATAGATTTATATGTACCATCATCCTGTAAATCTTCTAATACCATTTGTCTTTGTGTTTGGTCAATTAGTTCTGAAGTAGCAAATATACTTCTACCAGCATTACCTAGACTTTGTAAAGCTAGTTTAGAAGATATTGCTGTTCCATCACCAGGTGAAAAATTCATTGACATATTTTTTATTATACTCTTGTCAGAAAATGGCTCAAACATAAACATATTTTTATAAAATTCTTCTGCCTCTTGGCTCTTTTCAATTTTTTCATCTTCACTATAAAATTTCTTTGATGAGAAATTTCTATCTAATATTGCCAATGTAGTATTATTTGCAGTAGAACTATCCATGCCCCAGGACCATCCGCCACCTGTAGAGTCTTTAACTTTATTAAAAATATATTGAAATAATTCTTTTGATGAATCTGCTGTTTTAACTGCCTGTTTTACAAGGGCTAATTTTATAAACATTTCTCTAATTGGTATTCGTCCCGCCTTTTTATCATACTCGGTCCGTGTCATACCACTTTCTTCATATTCTGGTGTAGTGGAACTATCTTCTGGTACTTTTCTTTTTCTTGTATTATAAGTATCGTCCCAATTTGCTGGATATAGTAAAGGTAATTTTTTATTATTCGTTAAAAATCTTTGTCGGTCTTCTAATGTTGTATCAAAAGTTGTGTAACTATTATTTGAATTAAATTCAACTGCATTAAAATCTGTATACTGATTGAGTTCACTTGTGTATTTCCCAAATTCACCGTTTATTATAACATCTTCCATATACCCAATAGATATATACAATGAATCTTCACCGGTAATTGGTATTTTTTCTTCATCTTCACCTGTTTTATATGAACCTTTCCAAAACACACCTAATACCGTATTTGAAGTATCAGGATAATTGTTTTCACCAGCAGACAAAAATTCTGCAGCAAATAAATCAGCAATAGCTTTATATTCTTTAGTTGAAATATCTGCATCCTGTCCTTGCAAAGGTCCTTTTGAATTTATAGCACCCTCAGTTGCTTGCAGTATTTTGTAATCAAGATTTGAGAGAATATTTTTTTTTATATCTGATAGTGAATCTTCTTTAAAACTAACATCAAATAATTGCATGTTTTTTGATGTAATATCAACTCTACATTTATATGCTCCAGTAGCTGCATCTATATCAGATGAAAAATTGGTTACTTGTCCTTGAATACATTGTATACCGTATTTTGATTGTGCAACTTGACCATCAGCTCCATAAATCATTTCATTATAATCTGATACATCACCTATACTTTCTATATATGTGGCCGGATTATATAATTTAAAACCAGTCGCATCAGTATAACCAAAATCTACAAATACTTTTGCTGCAGGTCTCATAAAATACTTACTAAAAATTTGGTCAAATTCAGTATAATCATATACCGTAAATGTAACAGAAGTTTTTAATATACCTGCTACTGGTCCTAATGAATTTTGTGTCGTAGATGTAACACTTGTTATACCAGCTGGTGGTCTTAAATTTTTTGTTTCACCATCTATGCCAAAATTTGTAAAACTTCTTTTCTGTGAAGGTAAAAGTTGTGTTCCTATTTCACTAATATCACCACTACCATCTTTAGAACCAAAAATATCTTGTTCACTAGCGTTCATACCTAATGAGTAAATTTTATAACCAGACTCTGGAAATTTAGCAAGCTTAGTTTTTTTAATTATTGAACCTTTATAATCAAGAGATTTTGACCCACGAGGAAATTCATAACTATAATTTTCAAAATCAAATGTACTTGGGTCAGGTTTTTCTGTGATTATTATGTCTTCTTCAGGTTCTGTTGGTTTAGTTACTCTGACTGCAGTCCACATACGGGCAAAAGGTGTTTTACCTGATAAGTAACCCTGCCCATTAAAATTAGCACTATTTTTAATTTCTTCTGTTTCTGATGCATTTCTTGAGTCATATATACCTGATGCTAAATTTTGTAACTCTTGTAAACGCTTCTTTACATCAGGCCTCATATCAGTAGTATCATTAAAGATTCTGTTTGCTATACCCATTTATTTACCTTTTGCGTATTGTGTAGTACCTGGTATTCTCAATTGAATATTTTCAGGGACAATCATAGTGTTTAAATCATTAGCTCTAGCGATGTACCACCATAAACTAATATCACCGTAATATTGATGAGCTAACAAATCTAATCTGTCCCCGTATTGTGTTATAACATATATATCACTATCTGTTACTGGAATTTTTTCAAAGGCAGTCGTTTTATAATAACTTTTATTATTTTTTCTAGTAAGTCTTGTATTTTTATATCTACTCATTAACTTCCTACCTTATCATATTTTACTCCATAAAACCTTGTATTAATATTAGGAGTAGTATCGTGAATTACTTGATATCCTATATTTGCTGTAATGAATTTTGGTGCTCTTTTACCTTCTTCAAAATTGTTCCAAGTACCTTCTTCATTAAAAGTATAACTTAGTGATGAGATATAACCTAATAATCCATGCTTTAATAATGCATTATCTTTTATATCAGTCCCACCATATAAATCTGCTAGTCTCATTCTACAAAGAGGTGGTTTAGGTCGTGTTAATGTAAATGTATCATTTATAGATTCATTGATATATTCTGGATAACACATACCTGTTAAATAATCTAATTTTTGATAAATTTTTGTAAATTCTTTATCATTATTTGCATATAAATCAAGAGATAGATTTATAGTTCTTGTAGTAGAACCATACACAAATACTGGTTCACTTCTGCCAACATATTGTTCTGATGAATATGATGGTGCAATATTTTCATTAATATCTTTTACATATCCTCTGAATAGTAAAATTTTATCGTTTCGCATATCTTTGAAATAAAATGGATACCCATCTTCTATCGAATCAAGTTGTTCTTTGTTACCTTTTTTTAATTTTTTTACTTCATCTTCTACATCTATTGGTGCCAATGTGTAAGCGTCACCTGTAATACCTTGAGTATTTACTGGATTACCATTAATAGAATTGTTTACATTATTTATCATAGAACCACCTAATGTGGTTTTTATAGCTTCTGCACCTTCAAAAAATAAATCTACTTCATCAGTTTCATTGTCCAATCCTTTAATTTTCTGGTTTTTATTAGGAGTTAAATCAATATCTCTTTCAGTATACTTATCTCCGTCAAGTAAAACAGACCTATTCATTCTAACTTTAATAAAAGGTATAGATGATGAAAACATGGATAATGGATTATAAGTGTATTGAAATTGTTGTCTACCTACACCATCAATATCACTTTGTCCGTATAGTTGACTTGTTCCAGATGTAACATCTCTATGATATTTATATGCTAATAAACCTATAGCGTTTTGAGCTGCTATAAATTTAATACCATCTAATGATAAAATATATTTACCTAATCTTTCTGCGTCATCTAATGCTTGTGTTACTATATTTTTAGTATCTCCTATCCCCCTTATCACATAAGGTTCGTGTGTAATACCATTTCTACTAAATGCTAATGGTAGAAAACTATTTACAGAAAAACGACCATTGTCATATCTCATATCCATACGACCATCAGTTTTACTTTTTACATTCTCAAAATCAATTAAATCATCAATGTGTTTATTGTATAAATCTTCTAATGTAATTGAAGATACCTCACTTGATTGTAACATACCTGTCGAACCAACACTTCTTCTACCACCCTGTTGTATTAATGAAACCTTATCAGGGTCAATTTTGTTTTTTGTTGTAAAATTATTGCCTGGATTTGTTAAATATTTATTTTTTTGTTCCCCTCCAAATGTAAATGTTTCACCACCAAATTGTCTAAACAAAGTCCCATTATCAATATTGTCATTACTTGAATTTATCGTATCACCACTTACTATCATAAATTCTGATGTATCTTTGTGCTGTCTTAGTTTAGTAAAACCTGTTGCATGTACATCTGTTATACCGTTAACTCCAATACCTGTATCATTATATGTATCATAATAATTTATCCCTAGAAATTCACCTGGATTTACATATGTTGTACCACTTACACCTTTAAATTCACTCGGGTCTAAATGTTTACGGTTAGGTGTAAACTTATGCTCAAAAATATCTAACCATTGATTTGATTCTTCTTGACTTTGTTCATCAGGTTCTGGATGACTAAAAGACAAACCCGTTATCCCAGCGTATTCAGTAGGGTCTTGTGGTTGTCTATTTTTTGTAAAAGTTATATAACTAGGTGTTGGACCATTTTCGTAATCATCAACATAAAAAATATCTTTAAATCTTCCAGGATTGTTATAATTATTACCTATAGCATTAACGAATAAAGTATCATCTCCGGCTTGCAATCCAGATACAAAACCTACAGCTTCAGTATCTGAAATACTATCAACTAAATTATTATCATAACCAAGGTCTCCTGGATTCAGATATGTAGAACCTTCAATACCTAAAAAGTTTGTACCATTTACATTTATAGTAAAACCATTTGCATGAGTATCTTCAATATAATTCACACCTTGAGTTTCATCTACTATAAATATTGTTGATAAATTTTGTAATCCTGCCATAATGTTATGCCTTCATCACTGGAATACCATCTGTTAGTATTCTTGTTAATAATCTATTTGTTTCTGCCATATCTTGTTTTAATTTTCCTATCTCATCTGCAACCGGTCTTAATGCTTCACCTTTTACACCTGAAACAATTTCTCCTTTATCAACTTGTGCTATACCTGTTTTAGTAACTTTACCACCTGTTGCTAACTGAGGTACATCATTAAATAACTTAGGTGTTTTTATTTTTGGTATACCAATATTAAATGGTGGTATAGTTCCAAACATTCCATCGTGAATATGGCCTTTACCCATTAAAGTATATCCTTTAAATAATACTTTATCAGAAATAGCATTTTTAATTGAATTAAAAGTTCTAATAATTAAATTAAATGGTTTTTTAATAAAATCTGCCACGGTAGAAAGAGCATTTTTTATACCTTGTGCAAAATCTCCTGCAAATTCTCCAAAATCAATGTCTGGTAATAAATTCATCAATGTTTCACCGATTGAAGAAAACATTGCACCTATAGAATCAAATGCACCTGAAACTTTGTTTGCTACTAATGTACCTACACCTACAAAAGCATCTGCAATCATACCTGGAACTGCTTTTACTCCGTCTATTGCTAACTTAAACATATCTGTAAAGAAATCTTTACCAATACTAACAACTTTTATTATTGACTCTCCAAAATTCTCTAACCCTTCTAAAGCCCATTCTAAAATTTTCTTTCCAATACTTCCGACACCTTTTATTGCATCTAATATTTTTGTACCTAAATTTGAAAATAGGGCAGCTACATTACCTGGTATATCTGTAAAGAAATCAATAACTCCGTCTGATACTTTAGCAAATCCTTCTCTTATATTCTTAAAAGCATCCTTAAACCAACTAGTTAAATCAGTTCCAAAAATTAAATCAAAGAGACCTGTAAATGCTGTAACAACACCTTCAATAACACCTATAACAAATCCACTGATAAATCTATAAATATTTTTAAATACACCAGATACACCTGTAAGGCTTTTATCTACATTTTTAAAACCTCCAGTCAAACCATCTATCAATGATAATATCTGTCCTAAGACTGGTACTCCTCTTAAACCTAATTTTCCAAAAATCTTCAATATTGAACCGAAAGGTTTCATTATAAGTTTTGCAAATTTAAATATCATTTTAAATGGTTTCAATAAGAATTGTATTGGTTTTGTTATAATTTTTATTGCTTTACCAAATCCTTTAACTGCTTTTGATAACATTCCAAATCCTTTACTACCTTTTACTTCCTTAAAAAACATACGAAAAGGTCTGGTTGCATTCATTATTGGTTTAACTACAAATTTTAACCATCTAGCTTTTATATTTCTAAATATTTTTGTTAGTTTTGTAGCTATTTTTTCAAATTTAGCAGGAAATAAAATTTCAAATGCTCCAATACCTTTTAACATACCTCCTACAATTGTATCACCGAATCCTTTTCCTATACCAAATAATAATTTTGTACCTACTATTAATACTGCAGCAAGACCTTTTAATAATGCTTTCCCTATAGTTTTTCCTATACCGACCCAATCAACTGATTTGAAATATGCTACCATTTCATCAATCATTTTTTGTCTCTCTACAGGGTCAAATAATCTTGTCATAAAATCAGCTAAACTTTCAAGTGCAGATACTAAATCATCACCGAATGCATCAGCTAATTTTATAGCTGCTCTGTTCATTTTTGCCATTATTTTTTCCATTCGAGACATAGTTTTTTGTGCTTCTAATGCTGCTCTTTCTTGTGCAGTCATTGCTTCTTCACCCATATCAACGCCACCCATTTCTTCTGCACCTTTTGACATTTTCATCAACTGGTCAACCGACATACCTGCTGCGTCTGCAACTGATTGTAAAGTTAGTGGGTCTAATGAACCTAAATCAACATCACCTAATTCATTTGCTATAGCTTCAAATGCTCCTGCAGTATCACCTGCGAAAGCTAATCTTCTTGCCTCATTTAAATTAATATTCTTTCCTAACATTACAGAAGCTTGCATCTCTTTATTTAATGAATCTTCAAAATTTAACATTCCTTTTAATGAGTTAGCAACATCTTTTACACTCATACCTAATTTTCTTGCTTCGATAGCTGTTTTAGCAAAATTCTTCACACCACCTTTAGAAAACATAGCCATATCTTCTGTAGATTGTGCTATATCTTGTAGAACTGCTTGAGGAGCAACATCATTTTGTGCTGCTAATATTCCTATATGTTCTGATAATTCGTGTGATTGTTGTGCTGATAAATCTGTTAAAGTTGAGAACTGGCCTACCAATGTTGCCATTGTAGTAGATTGAACACCTAATGCTTTTGCACCATCTGAAATATCAAAAGATAGTTGTGCTGCATGTGACATTGACATACCAAAATTATCTGATAATTCACGAGATGAAGAAACTAAATCCTTCGTACTCATTCCAACTAATTCAGCTCTTTCAACTAATCCTTCAAATTCTTTATTTAAATTAGCTAATTCACCATTTGCAGCTACAAAACCTACACCTAGTTCATTTACTACTGACTTGAAGTCTGCTTGAAATTTACTTACTACTGCTCCAAATATTGCACCAAAAGTTCCTACAACACTAAGTGATAATACGCTCGATATAATACTACCTATTTCACCTAAAGCACTTGTCATAGTATCTGCTACTGATTTACCAGCGCTTATTAAACCTTTAGCTAAGTCTTTTGTCTTACCTTTAGCTTTTTTTAGCATTTGAGTAAATTTGTTGGCACCTTTATTGCCTTTATCTAAATCATCAGGAATTTGTTCTGCATCTGACTTTATTTGTGAAAATAAATCTGATACACCTGCTAGTGATTTTGTCAGGTCTTCAGAGGATTTTGTAGCATCATCCATCAACCCAGATATTTCATCTAAAATGTCTCTCTGCTCGTTTAGAGAAGAGTTCTGTTTATTGATTTCATTCGATGATGGCATGTAATTTCCTCTTTAAGAATTTATTTTAAAACCATTTCTGTTCTACTATAAATATTAAAAAGATAAGAAATTCTACTATCTATCTTTTCTTTGATTGTTTTTTCATCTCATCAGATTCTTTTTTCAATGTATCTGTAAGTTCTTTAATATACCAATTCCTTAAATATACTGGCATATCATATACTTCTGAGAAATTGAATCCTTTTCCATAATACACAAGACTAAAAATTGACTTGTGTATATAAGGTTTATCCTTCGGAGTCAGGCCAAAAAAAGTTTACGGTCAGTGGAATATCCACTTCAACCGTTCCTCCTTCTAGAAATTCAACTTCCTGTTTCATCTCGACATCTGGAGATATTCTTGTTATTTCATTTCTGAATGCTAAAGAATCTTTTGATAACATATTATCAATAAGTTCACTTAATTCTGATTTGTCATCTATATTATCCCATTGAGTAATTATATGTTTTAATCTAGAAGTTATAGCTGATGATTGTAATGAACCTAATTTTTTCTTTGCTGTTATTTCAGCTTCAATTCTATCATCTTCTATACCTGTTAACAATCTCCATTTAATTTTTACTTTAGCTACTGGCAATTCAAAATCAAATTCATTAGATGAATAATTAACATCAGATGGAAGTGTTTTGAAAGGACAATCTGCTAAATTAAATGTATGTTTAACTTTTTCGTTTGTTGAAGGATGCGTAACTTCTGTTGCATACTCAGGACCATAAGCCAATATACGGATTGCAATCATAATTGCATTCTTATCTCCTAAGACTAAAGATTTTGTATTTACTCCAGGAGTTAAAATAAGAGAATCCATTAATTTTTCTAAAACTGCACCTTTTTTAATAAGATTCTGTGATGTTAGAATATCTTCTTCTTTAGCGGTCATATATTTGATTTCAATTTTACCATCATACAATGGTGAATTTTTTCCATATATCTTTCCACCACTTGGTAAATCAATTATTTCACTAGGAAACTTTTGTTTTTCCACTTCAGGTGCCGTATTTGTTGGTTCTGTCATTTTTTACTCCTATGATTTTGATTCAGAAACTGATGCTTTTCTGTAGTCTGTAACTAATTTTTTTATTTCACCGATAGCTTTTCTTGCTCTACCACCTGCTGCTTTATTACCCTTTTCTGTGAATATTGAATGATTTTCTTCAAATTCATTGAAAAGTCCTTTTATATCATTATATAATTTATCTACTGACATATCTATACCTCCGTTGCTCGCCTGAACCACCCCAAGAAAAACTTTTCTTGTTCTGGTTTAGCTGTTATTAAATCTACATAGAACTTAACACGATAAGCTCTAACTCTATCTACCTCTACACCTTTAAGTGCTTTTATTGTCATTGGTCCTAATCCACCATCAACTTCAATATCTTTACCACGATTTACTGCTGCTCTTTGTAATACTTTAACTGCAGTTCTTCTTCCCATATTTACACACATATCAAAAAATATATGCCATAATTCCTGTGGAAGTGATTCAACACGATTTTTATCCCAATAATCATCTTTATAGATTTGTTTAGCTTTTTCGATTGTAAGTTCTTTAATGTTTAACTCTGGATAAAACCTTTTAGTGATTCCATACTTTGTTTCACCACCTAAATCTTTCGGGTCATTTACATAACCACCTTCGTGTTCTAAAACCTGTTCAATTATTTCGTTGAAATTTTTCATATAACCTCTATAACTAATTCATATATAAATATATATAAAACCAAAAAACCCTCAATATTTTTTATTAAGGGTTTTTTTTACGATGATTAATTCTTATTAGAATTGAAGTATTGCGTAATCGTATCTCAATGTTAGAGAAATGTCTACAGGGTCACTTGATGAATAATCTAAATCATTGAAGTTAGCAGCTTGTATGAAAGCCCCTTTTAACAGCCATTCTTCAACAACATCACCGACCGGACCTAATACATTGAATGTAATGTCCTTTTTATAGAAATCTGAATATCCATCACGACCAGTAACTGATTCGTGATGAAGTCTAATCCATTCCATAACACCTTGAGCTGCAGAAGGAACAACAGGGTCATATAAAGTCACTTCAATAGGTTCCCAAGTTGCTTTACCATGAACATATCTTTTAACATTAATGTGATGTAATTCCACCTCTTCGAAAGAGATTGAAGGTCTTGCCATTGTTTTCACAAGATAGGCAGGAAGACCATTTAAATTCATTACATATCTATTTTTGAGTTTAGGCTCAAAAGCCGTAAACATTATTTCGTTAGCATCAATTAATGTAGCCATTCAATTTCTCCTATTTGTTCATACTTTACATAATTTAAGTATGTTTCTATACACATATAAATATATAAAATATAAAAAAATAACCTACTATTTTATTTAATTATTCACTAAATTCAGCACCTGTTCTTTGTACTACAAAGTCAATCGTAATAAACTCAGCTGCTTTCGTTGGTTGTAGGTATATATGACCAACTAACTGATTTCTATCAATTGTATCAGGTGTATTATTTGTATTATCCATTACTACTTTAAATGCATTCAAACCACTTTTTTGTTGTACTTTTTCTAAAAATGGATTGGCTACAGCTAAAAATTCTTGTCTTAATTTCTGAGTATTTTGTTCAAAAAGAAGGAATCTTGAAGATGATGCTATGAATTTCTTAACTGATATTAACAATCGTCTTACATTAATCCTATCTAAAGCACTTGACTTTTTCTGTAATGTTTTCTGTCCAAATACAACAACTCCTTGACCTGGGAATGATGCTATTGGATTAACTCTATTTTTATACAATGTGTCTCGTGTACTTTGTATTAACTTTCTTTCAGCTTGTACAGCATTTATCACTCCACGATTTAATCCAGCTGGAGCAAACCATGGATGTTTTGTTTTATCATTGAATGCAATCACTTCAGCAACACCTACTGAACCTGGTACCCATCTATATGATGTAGTTTCATCTAAAATTTGAATCCAAGGCCAGTATAATGCACCATAACTTGAATTAAATTTAGTACCTTCGGAAGTAACAGCACTTGTTGATGAACCATACAATACAGGGTCTATCACTGCAAAACAATCACCTCTTGATTCACACATATCTAATGTCTTAGTTACTAATGAACTATGGTCAGCACTTGTTATACCTGGTAAATATACTAAATTAATATCATATTCATCTTGATTTGCTAATAAGTTTACTGCATCTTCATAAGCTGTTTTACCAACACCTGTAGTTGGATTCAATCCTTGTGTATTTGTACTTGTGATTGTATCATAGAAATTGATAGGTTGTGAAACGGTACCATCTGAACCATTAATAAATCCACCACCTAGTGAACCACTTCCTACAGATGGTAAAGAAGCAGAAAATTCAGGTATAGGTAAATCACCATTTTCGTCTAAGTAATTAGGAGTCTGTTTTAATACTTCCACTCTTACATATTGTGATTTATTTGGAAATTCACCAGTTGTTTTCACATATGGTTCTGTTGTTCCTGAACCTTCAAGTGATGTTACTTGGTCTCCTATTATTTTACCAATATAATTACTAGAATTATTATCTAAAGATACATTATCCCATTTTTCTAATATTAATTTTCTTTTGTGAGAATCATTACCTGCTCTAATGTTTAGAGTAAATGTTCCAACCGTCGTATCAACATCACTAATTTCCCATCTGAAGTTCTCTGATGTACCTTTTTTCAATGTACCATTATCTCTAAGTGTATCACTTGTATTTGTATCTCTACTATTTAAACCACCACCTTCATAAATTGAATGTAATTTAAATGGAGTAACAAGATGTAAATCGTTTCCTCGTCCACCATTTAGTTGTCTAACATTAGTAAAGTTTTCTCTGCCACCTGCAGAACTTGTAATTAGTAATAAATTAGATAGTGCTTCTCCACCACCATCAAACCATCTTTTTTGATGCACACCATCAGTCATATTGCCTGCAATAGTTGCAGTAAGTTGTAATATATTTGTAGATACACTAGCTGATACTGATAACCCGTGAACTGCGTTATCTGTATCATTTGCAGAACCACTATTGATTGCATTTCTAAAATTGATTGTAGTTTGATTTATATTTGAACCAGATGCTACAAAAATTTGTGTTGAACTATTAGTCGTATTATCTTTTGCATCTGCTCCAGAACCAGTTACAATAAATGTAACACTACCTATACTCATAGATGCATTTGTAATACCATCTGAATATGTAAGTTCATCAGTAAATGTTACACTTCCTGATGCGAAACTTGTTATAGTTCCATTTCCAATAACATCTGCATCTGTCGAAGATAATATCGAACCTGAATCAGATGTAAATGTTTCACTAATTCCTTGTAAAGAAGAAACTATTTGATTAGGTGTCAGCCCTCCATCATTAGAAGCGGCTGATGTCGAACCAGCAGCAACTCTAATGAATGTTACTGGCCCTTTTGTTTTTAAAATCTTTTTTGCAGTTAATGTAGATAA